GTGTTGGGGGTGTCGAGAGAAGTAAGCGCCGCGAGAGTGCGAGGGGAGAAGGGCCCGAAGACCCACACGCACCCTCGCGGTGCCTGTCGATTACGTCGGTCGGTTAGACCGTCGCGTCAGCGGTGCCAGCGTTGGCCGAATCAACCGCGTTGTAGAAGATGAACGAGACGCCCATCGCAAAGGTCGGGGTCGTGCCCGCGATGGTTGCCAGCGCGCGCACGAATGCGTTGACGGGCAACAGGTCCACCTCGACGAACGTGGTGTCAGTCACGGGCGACGGTGCCGCCGTGATCTGATCGAAAACCGCGCCCGTGATGTCGGCGTAGGTCCCGGCGACGAGGTCCGATGCCTGCAACTTCACGTCGCAGGTCTCGTCGCCGACAGAACTGACCGCGCCGACAGTCAGCACAGCGAGCAGGGAGCGAAAGCCCTTGGTCGCAATGCCAGTGCCGGTCTCAGTCGAGGAGAGGACTTCGGGGACGATGGACTGCTCCACCGTGCCCGTCTGTGACAGTGTTTGAAAACTCATGGTGTGTTGCCCCCGTACTAGGCTTGGATGACGAAGGAGTTGACGTGACGCGCGCCCGTGTCCACCTTGATGGCGGTACGGATGTGGTTCTGCATGGAAGCGAAGCCGAGCTGGTTGGTCTGCGCGACCATCGCCCCGCCCCACTGGCCGATGATGAAGTCGGCCCAGTTGCCGAAGATCCACTCCTCGGTGCTGAGTTCGTTCGAGACCTTCCACGGGTAGCCGACGAGTGTGTCGGCGGGACCGTCCGCGACAACGCGGCGGCTCAGGGGCTTGGTGGACTCGTCGGCGATGTTGAGGACTTCGGTGAGGTCGCCGTTGGCGAGAGCCCAGCCGATCTTGTCGCCGCGCAGAGCCTTGTTACCACGCAGTGTCTGCACGATCCCGTTGAGCTGGGCGTAGGTCAGGGTCGTCCACGCCGAGGTCGGAACCCCGGTCATGTTCAGGATGCCGACCGGCTCGCCCAGAGCGCCCGTGCCCTTGAGGGCAGCGGCGTCGAGCTTGACGGCCATGCCGAGCGCTTGATCCTCGCGGATCATCGACTCGACGCCCTCGCCCACTTCACCGAAGAGCTCGGAGTACGGGGTCAGGGTCGCCAGGATGTGCGGCGTGAGCTGGAGTTGCTCCAGCGTCATGTCGCTCGGGGTGATCGCCGAGTTCTCGGCGACCCAGTAGGCCAGCGTCCCGCCGCCCACGCGGGGGATGCGGACCGGCGAGCCGGTGAGGTTGTCCAGCAGGCGAGCGCCGAGGTCCATGACCACGGACTCCGAACGCAGGAGCGGGATGATCTGGTCGGCCAGCACCTCGGTCGGAACCACGAAGCCGCCCGCGCTGTCAGGCGTGGTGGACATCGCGCGGACCTTCTCGGAGACCGCGTCCACGACCTCCTTCTCGAAGCCGCACTCGGTCCAGTCGCCGAACGCGACGCCCTTGTAGAGCTTCGACCACTTGAAGTCGGCGCCCTTCTCCTCGGTCACGCCGGGGAGCGAGAACGCGCTCGTGTACTTCGCGTGCTCGGCCTTGAGCAGTTTCAGTTCGTCGTTGAACTGCACTTCGAGCGCCTTGATGCGCGCGTCGGTCGGGGCGATGCCATCCTTGATGGCGGTGTGCACGTCCTCAAGGAGTTGCGCGGCGCGCTTCTCGATGGGCTTGGCAGATGCGGGCCCGTTGAGGAGTGCATCCTCGGGGTGGCCGCCGGTCTCGTCTAGTACGGTACTCATGTGAGTCAGTCTTTCGTTTCAGTGTCGCGGTCCGCGTTCAAGCGGTTCGCGGTGTCGAGCAGAAGGTCCCACGCTGTGCGGGAGTCTGCGGAACGATTCGTCGTGTCGGGACTCAAGCCAGACTCCAGTGCTTCCGATTCGTCGGCACTGTCTTGGCTGTCGCCGGGCGGCGTGTCGTTGTTCTTGATGGATGCGACGGCGGCGTCGAAGCCGTCACGTACCTCGGCGCGGATCACTTCGCGGAGATCGTCGTAGTCGAGGGTGACGGTTCCGGGGTCGCTGAAGTCCATGCCCCCATCCTCGCGGGCGATCTCAGCGGCGCGGAGTTCGGCCTGCTTCGCGGTACGCATGTCCACCACTTCGAGCGGCGGATTTACATCCACCTCGTTCTCATCCACCACCTCACACCCCACGGCACCCAGCCGGTGGATCGTCTTCGTCGGCGCGTCGTCCGACAGGTAGCGTTCGAGCAGGCGCAGCGCGCTCGCGTCAACCTTGCCGCTCTGCTCCCACTTCGTGATCGACTTCGCCAGCGCAGTCGAAAGCGCGGGCACCGTCACCACCGAAAGCTCCAGGAGTTCCTGCTTGCGGTACAGCACACCCCAGCGACCCACGCCCATCGCCTTCGCCTCGTCCTCGTTCTTCGGGCGCTCGACCTGCTGCGGCATGAACCCCACGCTCACGGCGGGCAGGTCCCCGTCGATCACCATGCGGAACACGATGTCCGCGAACCCGTACTTCTCCGGGCTGTGGAACTTCGAGACCGTCTCCAGAGCGCCAGCCTCGCCCTTGGTCTTCGTCGCGCGTACCACGCGGCCGATGGGCGGCTCGTGGTCACGGTGACCCCACAGGAGTTGGGGGTTCGCCTTGAACGCCTTCAGATCCCAGCCCCTCGGGTCGATGCGGTCGCCCAGGCGATCCTGCCCGAAGTTAGAAGCCACATGCTCGACCGTGCGCTCGTCTACGTTACCCGACCTCGGGCGCGCTGCACGAGTCCCCGCCCCGGCGAGCGTGTGGCTGTTCGAGCGGACCACCATGCGATCACCCTCAGCCTTGAGGGCGCGAACGTCCTCGGGCTGGAAGGTCTTGAGGTCGGACTCGGCGATGGTGCCGCCGAGGATCGAGCCGATGTCCGTCGTGTTGAAACCCATGCGCCTAGCCCTCTGTTTCGGTTTCGACGGTGCGAGCAGCGCACCGGCAGTTCACGACCTCGCCCGCCGACCCGTTCGGGTCGAGCGGATACAGCAGGCCGTTGGAGAATGTCTTGCCGAGGTTGCGGACCTGACCGTCCACAGTCACATGCGAATGGCGCACGGCGCTATCGCCCGCGCTCACCCACTCGGTCTTCTGTACGTCCGACTCGACCATCTGAACGTACCGCGCGCCGTTCGCAGCCTTCGCAGACTCCGTCCGGGCGATGCTCATCGCGCGCGCCTCGATCTGGCCCACGCTCTGCTTGATCCCGTTCTTGAGTTTCGGCAGCACGCCCTTGATCGCCTCGCGCAGAGTGGCGCTTGACGGGAAGCTCTCAGCCTCCAGCACCTTCACCATCGCGGAGCGGACCCGCTTCGTCAGCGATGAGTTCACGCCCTCGGCCAACTTGATCGCCTGCGTCTTCATCAGCTTCACAACGGCGGGGTCCGTCGCCAGGACAGCCGGGCCACCGATGGATGCGTTCGCCGCGCTCAGTGCCTCGGTCCAGGTCTTCACCATCTTGGGGCCGAACAGGTCGAGCAGCTTCTTCTCCCAAGCCGCGCCCTCGAGCGTGAGCAGGTCGGCGATGGCGGCGGCGGTCGGAGCCTTGCCCTCGGAACCGGCGAGCGCCTTCGTCATCGACTTGCGCCCCTCGGCAGCGGCCTCGACCCTGCGGAGCTGCGCCGAGAGGTAGTTCCGATACCAGCGACGGATCGGCGGGAACAGAAGCAGGTCGCCCTTCTTGAACAGCCGCTCCTCGATGTCGCGGATGAACGCCGCGCGGATGTCCGCGAGCTCGAGCACGGGCTCGGGGGGTGACTCAGGATCGCGCTCGGGCTCGGGCTCGACAGCGCGCACCTCGGGCGGGGCCACAGGCTCGACAGCCTTCGTGCCTGCCGCATCGTCGCTGCTATCGTCGAACGTGGTTTCCGAGCCTTCCTCGCCGCCCTTCACCTCGCCCACAGGCATGAGGTTGCCCGAGAGCCAGACCACATCCGCGTTGCGCGGCGGGTCCAGGTTGAGGTTGACCATGCCGAAGGCGTCGTTCCATGACAGCGCGGCGCCGGTCCGTACCAGTTCGCGCGCCTCCTTCAGTTTGTCCAGATTGGCGAAACTCAGGGCCTCGACGCTCGATGTGTCAAACCGCGCGACGTACCGCGACGGGTCGCCAGCGAATAGCGGCCAGAAGTCAGAGTCCAGGTCGCGCTCGATGTTCGTCAGGTGAGTAAGCACCCCGAGCCCGCCCACCCACAGGTCGCGCTTCGCTTCCAGCAGGTTGTTGTACGTCGCGGAATCGTAGACACCGACGAGCGGGGGCGGCACGCCCAGCGCACCGAGGATCGTCGTCCGCATCTCGGACCAGAGCGTGTGGAACTCCATGTCCTTCGCGGACAACTTGTTCGCCGTGTACTTGGCATCGCTATCGAGGATCAGGTTCCTGCCCCGGTGGTCCGGGTTCGAGAGCAGGTCGTCCACCTCTCTCTGCACGCGGTCCTTCTCCTGACGGGAGCCCATCTTCTTTGAGTAGGTGATGATCCCACCGGGGTCGCCGCCGTTACGCAGCACGCCGGACTGATACCGCTCCGCCTGGAGCATCAGGTCCATCGCGCGCCCCAGCACCTCGACCGTACCGAGCCCGCGCGTCATGTCGTTCGGGTCGTACTCGCTGAAGTGGACGACGCTGTGCGCGGGGAATACCCGCACCTTGCCGTCCCCTCCCGTGTACTCCCACGTGGTGGGGATGCCGTTCTGCGCGCGCTCGGAGACCTTGACCAGCGAACCCCGAACGGGCCACAGCGTGGTAGGGATCTTGCCGGGCTCGATCTCCCTGCCGTCCGCGCCGGACATGAACCAGAAGTTCTCGCCGTCGAGCGCGAGGTTGATGACGTGCGCAGCCCAGAACTTCGCCGCGCTCATCAGAGGGTTCGGCTTGTTGAACAGCACGACGAACTCGTTCGTCTCGGGCAGCGGCTCAGAGTCGAGGTCGTCCGAGCCCCAGATCGTGAGTCCCACGGACGCGGCGGCGGTGCTCTTCACCTTCAGCGCCGAGTGCACGAAGATGTTCTCTTCGTAGGGCCTAGTGATCGTCTCGCGCCCGCCGGGATCGAACGCTGCGCGGAACAGACCCGCGCTGAACTGGCTGAACGCATTGCGCTCCACCGTGTGCCCGTTGAGACCGCGCGGCTCGCCCATCGGCGTCACCGTCAGGGTCGGAGCCCCTGCGCCGAAGTGGGACTTCTCGATCCGAGCGCCCGCCCTGGGCGTCGCTGCGTGTGCGCGCTTCGGGGTTCGGTCTCGGTCCCCGCCCGATGAGCCTCGCGTGCTTTTCTTCGCGGCCATCGGGTCCGAGAGGAACACGGACGGCGGGGGCGGGTCAAGGGGGGATGTTCAGTATTTTCAGAAACGAGTGAAAATAGGGGCGGGCATATTAGGGGGGTCAGCCCACCCCGACGCTCGGAGCCAGCGATCCGCTGCGGCTCCACGTCAGCATGTACGCGTCCCAGTCGTCCGGGCTCCTGCCATGCCGAGCCCGGATCGCCTCCTTCGCCTCGATCTTCAGCGTGCTCCCCGTCCGGCCCTCCTGCCTCAACTCGTACCGCGCCCACGTCGCCTGCCTCCGACACTCCCCGAACTCCGCAGGGATGTGGCCGTTGCCCTCTTCGAGTTGGCGACGCGAGATCCAGTGCAGTTCCGCCCGCCGGTTCTGCGGGTGGATCTCCCCGAACAGTTCCGGCCAGTCCTCCTGCGCGCCCGAGCCGAAGTCCACCGCGTCACACCACATGCCCATCTGCTCCAGCCGGTCCGTCACCCCTGACCCGAGACCCGTCGCGTCGATGTGGATGTTGCACGCGGGCACCGGGGTCGTCTTGTCCTCGCCCCACTTCGCCGACAGCGCCGCGATGATCTCCGCCGTCTGCATCAGTTTCGTCTTGCTCCACGCATGGCGAGCAGCCATCACCCCGTCGATGGTCAGCACAGCGATCACCTCGTCAGATCCCATGCGCGCAACGTCCACGCCGATGTGGCGGCCCTGCTCGCTCTGCGCGTTCAGCCGCTCCGCCGCGTCGAGCATCGTCTGCGATACCACGAGCAACTGGCTCGAGCCCGGCTTGCTGAAGATCCCCAGACAGTGAGCCCGGAACAGCGGCGAGTCCACGCCCCACTCCCGAGCCTTCTCGTCAATCCACGACTTCGTCACCAGCCACTCAGGCTGGTGGTGGAAGCACTCGTCCGCGAGCACGTCGTGCTCCTGACCGTACTCCGATGGGTCCGCGCCGCCCGTGTGGATGCGCCAGAACCCGCTGCCGTTCTTGTTGATCTTGGCGAAGAAGTGCGGGTCCTCCTGCTCCTGCAACGGGTTCGCCGCGATCAGGATGTACACGTCCCCCGAGGCGAACGAACCCTGCACCGCGTCGTAGATCGCCTGGTCGATGCCGACGCTGTCATCGAACACGAACAGCAGACGCGCGCCCTCGACATCCTCCCACGGCGGCTTCGCGTCCGCGTGGAACCCGAGCACGTTGTCCGGGTCGTCCGTGGCGAACCCGATGGCGTTCCAGCCCGGAGCCACACGCCACGAGACCACGCCGCAATGGCCTGGGAGTTTCTTCCTCGACGAGCCCACGTCCTTGCGGATCTCCGCCCACAGCCGCTCACGGACCTGTCGCCCGGTCGGGGCCGTCGAGATCACGACCGTCGGCGCGGTACTCATGAACTCGCAGATCACGCCGGACAGGGACTTCGTCTTCCCCGTCTTGCGTGACCCGATCAGTTGCACCTTCCGGTGCTTGTGCAGCGCGCGCACCGTAGCCTTCTGCGAATCGGTGTACTGCACGCCCCGCACCTCCTGCGCGAAACTCACCGGGCGGTTCTTGTAGTACGAATAGTCCGGTCCGTCCTTCGACGGCCACAGCTTCGCCGTCGCCTTGGGCATCACGTCACGGATCAGGTCGCGGTACGACAGGAACGGGTCGTCACCCTCACGCTCGGCGAGGTGCTCTTCGGTGGTCTTCGGGGGGGTGCGGGTCATTGGGTGCGCTACCGGGCGAGTGAGAGCAGAAGGGCGCGAAATAGCGGGGGGGTGGCGCTGGCTGCTCGTTGAGTCAAAACCGGCTTGGCGCTACCTGGCGTGACGCCGCCGGCCATCGCCATGTGGCTACACACGTGCGTGTGCTCTGGCTCTGACCAATCCAGCGCGGGTGGTTCTCCGGGCCCACACCAGTAGAGCCATGTGCGCTTACGCATCGGGCACCCGTAGGCCACCTGGGACACCTCGGTCGTCCACCCCTTGTCGAACAGGTCCGGCACCCATCGTCCGCGCTCGGGGCGGGGTAGGTGAAACGCCTTCCATGCGGCGGTGTTGGCCGGATGCTCGAGCACGCCACCGAACCGGCGCACACTCTCGAGTGCGTGCTTGAAGGTGCCCCCGTCGTCACCGACCATGTGGCCGTAGCGGGTCTGATTCACTTGCGCGAGCGGCTGGCTCCACCTATTGCACGGCGGGTGCGCGACCACAGGATGAGGCCCTGCGTACAGCCGTGCGTCGCGCTCGATGTCCCACGGGTCAACGCCCTCGAGGCCGAAGTAGGCGCCGCCGGTCTGAACGTAGAGGGCTGCGATCATCGCTCACCGCCTACAGTCCGGGCACTCGCCGTCGATGAGCGGGGCGCGGCGCAGGCAGACGTTGCAGACCTCGCGGAGTTGCACCGACAGGGGCGGGCGCACCTTCTTCCGCCGCTTCGCCCGCTCCATGTGCCGCGCCCACACGAGCAGCAGCACCGAGCCGACCGCGCAGGCGATGGCGATGTAGAGCCAGATCGCGGGGGGCGGGAGGGGGGTGGTCATTGGGCACCCGCAATCCGTCTCCACAGACCTCGAAGCCCTCCACCCGGGGTAGGCCCTGAGCATTGCCGGGCAGCGTCCCGCACGCCCTCGCGGTACGATTGATGCGCGAGCTTCTCCCTTTCTAATTCCCAAGACCACCCGTTTAGCGCGGACCGTAGGTGCGCCACCTGCCGCACAGCAACGTGGTCTGGGTTCTCCTCCGCAAACGCTTCGTAATCTGTCATCTCCTTCATCTCATATCCTCCGTGGTAGTAATGTCTCGGATCGGTTTCCCCGACGGGTAGCGCATGTCATTGGACACGCCCTCAGCCCT